CTACCATCTGAATCTGCTTCAAATCCGCCTATTTTACCATTGGCGGGCGGGTTTGAAATTCGTACATACACCGGGGCACCTCTAAGTGGTATGCCTCTCTGACAAATTACAGATACAACTCCTCGTGACATCACAGGAACCATATCCTCGTTTCTATATACGCCATCCATATTGTCAACAGTTACAGCAGAACGGATTTCCGCCGTTGCTATGCCTATAAACAAATCAGCTGTAAAATCAGAATCAATTGCAATTACGGAACGGTTATTGTCATTTTCGTTCAGGTATACAGGGTCACCAAAATTTACATTGGTATCTCCTTTGAGAACGTGACTTGCTATTACGCTATCAGGCTGACGTGAATAATTTCCCGCAAAGCCATAGAGCAAACTTTTTCCTATTGTATTTCCCATAGCCATAATTTACTTTGTCTCCTTTGTTTTATGAGGATTGCGAGAGTTATACGTTTTCTGCAAGTCCTCAGCAATTTTTTGAAGGTTCTTCGAATCTGTTGATGTTATGCGATTTTTCAACGCATTCGCACGAGCTTTAACAATGCTGCTATATCCATCTTTTTTCTCACTCTTTGACATATTCAGCGATGTTCTCGCAAAATTTGTAAGTCCGTCTGTCAAAGCCTTACGCTGTCCCGCATCCTTGATGCCCGCTATAATAGGTTTCATCACACGGATGTGGTTGAGGACTTCGTTCCTATCCATAGATGAAATCGACACAGCTTCATCATTTGTAGGCTCAATATCATCATCTGATGTACTGGTATTGTCCTCATCTCCCACCTGTGTGGGATCTTCCAAATTATCCTCTTCGGTATTGGCAGCTTCCTCTGAATCTGATAATTCTTCCGATATTTCCTGTTCCAATGCTTCCAGTGGGTCAACGTCACTTGCCTGTGGATTTACCAAACTATCCTTGACTCCTGCGAGTTCATCTTTAAGGGCGTTTACAGCCTCCATAACCGTAGTCAGGCTTATTTCCTCGCTTCCGGCTACTTCGTTATCCGTTGCAACCGGAATTTCAACGGTTTGTGTCTCTTCATCATTAGATATTAGTGCCTCTCCAATTTCTTCAAGAATTTCCGCTTTATCCTCCGGTGCCATATCCGCTGTAAAAAGAGCCTCGGAAATGCGTGAAAACAAGCCTTTTGTTTTTTTTGCTTTTTTACTCATTGTTGTTTTTTTCCTCCTTTGTAATTCGGGTTTTTTGTCTACAATACGGACATCACTCCCGGCACGTCCGTTTTCCACAACCGCAATATGATTACCGCGGATTAGTGTTTGAAACAATTGTTTTCCTTCGTTCTCTGCAAGTGTTGAATCATATCCACAGGACAATTCACGTTTTCCCTGCCTTATTTCGTCCGCAAGCCACCGGTCATAAATAATCAAATCTGCCATGAGCTTGTCGTTATCTGCGCCTTCACCTTGTCTTACATTAATTGCAACCCCTTTTATTAAATTCCCGGCATTGCTACTATCTACTGTCTGATTCCCCTCCGGGTGGTTATCCGTAACAGGCTTCCCCTCAAAACTTGCTATTGTTGCAGGCGAAAAAACCTCTTCTGGTGTTCTGTGTATAATTTCCATTTCGTTGCCTCTATCTGTATATCCAAGCTCCCATCGGAAATATTCCTGTTCGCCTGTTCGTGCAATAGCTGCGTTACGGCAAATAAGGAATCCCTCCGGTGTTTCACTGATATTGGTTGAAAGCTTACTTGCGTAATAAGACTTCACTTTGTATTTTCCTTTCCTGCTATGCAGCTATTTCTTCGAATTCTCTTCTGGTCATTGTTTGTATTCTGCCACTGTAATAAACCTTTGCGGGCCAGGTCACAAAATCAAGGCTTACAATTGGCTCAGGGTAACATCTGCAATTAAATGTATTTCCAGCATGATAATTGCCATAACTTTTTTGACCATCTGTGGGACTTAAAGCCTCGGGGTTTGGTGGACTACCCCAATTTATAATCACGCCATTCATATGACCATGTGCTTTTCTGACCCTACTATCTTCTGATGTACGCCATATGTACCAATTTAACCCCAATTCTTCCGCTCTTGCCTGTGTAAATGCTGTTTGGACTTTGCTTGTTTCAGTACGAGCTATCAGTTTTGCCCTATTTTCCATCATTTCGGGACAATGTGAATGAATATCACCCACTATATCGGAAGCTCTACGACCGCGCATAGCTTCTTGTTGCACATGCTCCACAATCCAATTAGACACATCTCTTGGAACGGCTTTTATATATTTTGCATTTTCTCGTATTAAGCTATAATAATTTCCGGGTTGTGTTTCCAATGATTTCATAATTGCATTATATATATCACTGCCCCTATTGACACTTTTGGCAGCCTCTCTCCACGTCTTACCTGTAGCCGTTCCAACATTAGCTGCCATTGCTACTGCGTAGCTAAGAACATATTCATTAAAGGCCACATTATTACTAACTTTCCTTAATTTTTCGGCAATAACCAATGGGTCTTTTTCGCCTTTCAATTTATCAAGAAGTTCGTTGTACAGTCTCGTCAACGCCCTGCTATACTGTATTTCAACTCGGTTGGCTAATTTCCAATCCATTCACCATTTCCTCCATTGAGGGCATTGGCAAGCTTTCCCCGCCCAAGTCAAAGTTTTGGTCTGCGTTTTCTATATCTTCATCAGTTATGTTATTCCACATACCTGTTACATCAGCACTTTGCTGTAATTCTTTTAGTGCTATTTTTTGCGATATAATGGCCGAACTATATGCCCCTATTACAGCGGTTGTAATCTGGGTAGCTATAGTTTTACGTTCTTCTTCGGTAGGCCTGCGACTGCTTACAAAGTCATAATCCAAATCATCAGGGATAGCTCCAAATAGCGACATGCACATGATTGGGATAAGTTTGTCAAATATAGGTCTTAGCTGTGTTCCTTGCTTTCCGTCTATCATTTCATAATAGTTTTGCAAATCACTTTCGCCTGTAGCGTTCATTCCTGCCGGCGACCGTCCAAACAGCTTTGTTACAGGTATTTCAGCTGCGCCCGCTATATCAAGCATAAATGTTTCCATCACTTCCGATAGCCCGGAAAAGGAAAATTGTTGTGTTTCAAATCTATCTTTAGCATTTATTATCTGTAGTCCCTGATTAGACATCATCCAATTCATTGCTGTGAGCATGTTGTGTAAATCTTTTAGTGCCACTTCGTCCATAGCTCCAAGCTCATCAAAATCCTCTATTGCATATATTCTTAAACATGCCTTAAATACAAGCATTGCAATATTGTATGATGTATTATCATATTTCTTTATCTCTTCTAATGCGGATTCTATAACAGATGATCCCCAATACTGCTCTTGCATCTCATCTATAGGGGGAAGTTTACTACCTAAAAACCGCAACACTCGGCTGTGATGCACTTTAACACCACGGCCTAAATTCTCGTCCGATATTGTGTAATATGCAGGCAATCCAAAGTCCGAGTCACTTGCATCTGTAACCAACTCCGAGTCTGGGTTTATTCCACTCCACCTATCCAAAATTATTAATCCCTTAAAGCTATCAGGCATTATAAGGTCATATTCTAAAGGTTCTTCAAGGTATTCCTCATGTCCCTCTATAATCATTATTGCGGCTGCACCACCGTACAGCCTGCCCCATTGCAATCCTTCAAGTATTTTGTCTCGTATGCCGTTCATACGCTCTGACCGTTCCAATGCCTTTACAGAATCCGGATCCATTTGACTTTTTATTTTATACCAGTTTTTTATCATATCCTGCGGGATAGTATTTATTAGCCTCTGTACAATCCAGTTTTGGCGGTACAATGTATTTAAATTCAAATAATCGCCTGTGATTTCACGCCGTACATATTCAGTGCTTTCCATCAAGTTAGGTGTAAAAGCTCCCATACGTGCGGCGGCATTGCTATAACTGTCTTTTATAGTTGTTTTTGATACCGGCTTACTGTTGGAGACAGGTACGTTATTTCGTGTTTTACGCCTCTTTTTATTTTTACTCAACATATAAATCTCCTTTTTTTCAGTTTCGTATTAACAAAATATCGTAATGCATCAAGGCAGTGGTCATTTTTCTTTTCTACTTTTTCCATTCCCCGCTCCTTTGCCTTAACGTCCCATACATAAGACTGAAACTCCTTACAAGTGTTTAAACAAGCTTTGTTGATTTTAAGTACCTCAAGCGACAATAAAACAGTTACTAGCTGTATTCCCTCGTCAACATCATTATTACCAAGTGTCACTTTATATTTTCTTTTTTTTAATTCCAATATCATCGCTTTTGCAGATGGATCAACAATTACTGATCGAGGTTTATGACCCCAGCCTTTAATAAATTCGTCGAAATCATCACCAAGTTTAACTATGTCTTTTTCTTCGTTATCCTTATTTGCATGATAATATTCTTTTTCTACAAATGTTTTATACCCATCATCCGCTATTCCAAGAAAAGTAGTAGGGTTTGAAAGTCCAAAATCCACTGCTACATAATATCTGGTGTTAAGTGTATCTACATTATCTTTATATACGTGTTTTTCTTCGCTGAACATTGGATATACCAGTCCATCCGCTGCGCTCCATTTACCTAAAATAAACCTTTGATAAAAAATTCCAGTGAACATACTTTTATATCTTGCTTTTACCTTTAAGCTCAATGATGGATTATCGTCCATAGTGAATGTTATATATATTAGTTTTTTAGGCAAATGCTCATCGTCGAACACCGCCTCAGGGTCTTGCCCCGGTATACGATTAATCCAATCAGTCAAAAACCAGTGGTACGGATTAGATGGATTGCAGTTGAACCAAAACTTTGACCCCTCTACTGAGCATCTTCCTACGGCCTGTTCCACAAATGATTTAGGCATAAGCGCAACCTCATCAAATAAAACACCCGCTAATGTAACACCCTGTATAAGATCCTGACTACTTTCGTCCTTGCCGCCAAACAAATAAAAATAATTGCTCTTTTCACCTTTTTTTAAAATAATTAGGTTGTCTGCTCTTTTGTCCGTCACCTGATAACCACGGCATGACATTTGCAGTTTCCAGCTTGTTATTACATTTCGTCTTAGTGAACCTATTGTTTTTCCGCATATGCCAAAGTTTTGATTATCAAAGTTTGACATTGCCCAAAGTCCATAGGAAAGCGACATAGGAAATGTTTTTCCTGCTCTTATAGCTCCGTCTGCTATTATCCCATCCATGTCTTTTACCGGTGATGACGATAACCACCACGTTAAAATCTGTTTTTGCTTATGTGAAAAAGGATGATATTTTATTTTATATTCCTGATTTTGTCGATAGGTAAGGCTCTGATGAAATCACCTCGGCCTTTTCCCCCGACCCGAACCGTGCGGGCACCTTTCAGCGCACACGGCTCTCCCT